ATGGCATTTGGATTGAGGCTTCCTTGGGTTTCGCCGCCCGCGCAAAAACCGCCTGCCGCCAAAAGCTGGTTGCCGGGGGCGATTGCTGCGCTCTCTGGTGATACGGGCGCGCAATGGAGCGGGCGCAGCTACGCGGCCATTGCGCGCGAAGGCTTCATGCGCAATCCGGTAGCGCACCGGGCGACGCGGATGATCGCCGAGGCGGCTGCGTCAGTGCCCTGGCTGGTGTTTGCCGGTGGCCGCGAGCAGGAGCGGCATCCGGTGCTGGATCTTCTGCAGCGTCCCGATCCGAATGGAGCGGGCGATGGTTTTTTTGAAACGCTCTACGGCCATCTGGTTCTCTCGGGCAATGCCTGGATCAACCCGGTTAGCGCCGGTGGACGGGTGGCGGGATTGCAGCTCTTGCGGCCCGACCGGATGCGGGTGATCGCGGGCCCCGATGGCTGGCCGGTGGCCTATGAGCATCAGGCGGGCGGCAGACGGCAGAGGTTTGCCATCACACCCGAGGAGGGGCCGGGGCTGCTGCATCTCAAGCTGTTTCATCCGCTTGATGATCATCTCGGATTTGCGCCGCTGGAAGCCGCGCTGATGGCGCTCGATTTGCACAATGCGGCGATGAGCTGGAACAAGGCGCTTCTCGACAATTCCGCCCGGCCATCGGGTGCTCTGGTCTATCAGCCCAAGGACGGCGGCAACCTGACGCCCGAACAATATGAGCGGCTGAAAGCCGAGCTCGAGGAGGGCTATCAGGGCGCGCGCTGGGCAGGGCGGCCGATGCTATTGGAGGGCGGGCTCGACTGGAAGGCGATGGGGCTGACACCGCGCGACATGGATTTCATCGAGGCCAAGAACGGCGCGGCTCGCGACATCGCCCTGGCGCTCGGTGTGCCGCCGATGTTGCTAGGCATTCCCGGAGATCTGACCTACGCCAATTACCAGGAAGCCAACCGCGCCTTCTGCCGCCTCACGGTGTTGCCGCTGGTCCACCGGACTGCCGCCGCATTGACCGCTTGGCTGCAGCCAGTTCACGGCGCCGGGCTGAAGATCGACTATGACGCCGACCGCCTGCCGGGGCTGTCCGCCGAGCGCGACGGGCTCTGGGCGCGGGTAGGTGTTGCGGATTTCCTGACCGATGAAGAGAAGCGGGAAGCTGTGGGATATCAGCGTGTTGCAGACTGAACCGGATTCAAACTTGCACGCACCTGATTCAATTTGTGAACCGGATTTGACTGGCAAAAATGGAGGCATGGCAATGCAGGGCATGGATCCCGAACCCACAATGCTGGCCGCCCGGATTGCCGGGGCTGTGGCCGGTGCGCTGGTCTCGCTCATCTACATGATGCCCAAGGGCACTCGCGAGGCCGCGATGCGGGCGATTGCCGGCATTGTCTCGGGCCTGGTATTTGGCGCACCGGCGGGTGTGGCGTTGGCGCACTGGATGGGCGTGACGGACCTCTTGTCGGCTTCCGAGACACTGCTGATGGGATCGGCGTCCGCCAGCATGACCGCCTGGTGGGTGCTCGGCGCGCTCGCCCGCATCGCCGACCGGACGGGGCGTGGCCCCAGACCCTGACCGGCACATCTGCCGCGTCTGAATGCATTTCGACAATAACAAGGACAAAGCCATGACAGCGGACTGGAGCACATCCGGACGGCAGCACAAGCGCGTCGATCTGGCACTTGAGGATGTCAGCGGCGACGGCAGTTTCTCGGGCTATGCCAGCCTGTTTGGCGCGGTCGATCTGGGCCGTGACGTGATCGAACCCGGCGCCTTCGCAGCCTCTCTCAAGCGAAGAGGGGCGGGCGATGTGCGCATGCTCTATCAACATGATCCGGACCAGCCGATCGGCCGCTGGATGTCGATCCGCGAGGATCAGCGTGGCCTGCATGTCGAGGGCAAGCTGGCGCTCGGCGTCGTCCGGGCCCGTGAAGTTCACGAGCTGATGAAATCCGGTGCGCTCGACGGGCTGTCGATTGGTTTTCAGACGCTGCGCGCCCGCACCGAGGCCAAGGCCGGGGTGCGCCGGATTTTAAGTGCCGATCTCTGGGAGATCTCGGTGGTGACATTCCCGATGCAGCCAGGCGCGCGGGTGACCGCAGTCAAAGCTGCGGGAATGTTGTCACTAACGCGGCGCGAACTCGAACGCCGGCTTACGCGGGATGCGGGGCTGAGCAGACGCCAGGCACGCGGGCTGATCGCCCGTGGCCACAGCGCACTTTCGGACAGGCAGGACGCTGCGCCGGAGGATCTCAAACGCCTGGAACGGCAGCTGCGCACGTTGACGAGTGCGTTGTCTTGCGGCTCCCGGCCCACTGAACCCAACCTGTTGAAAGGAAGACCGATGAACACCCAGACCAAAAGGGCGCGTGCGCCTGAAACCAAGAGTGTAGACGCCGACGTCTCCGCCGCCTTCGAGGACTTCATGTCCGCATTTGAGCACTACAAGCAATCCAACGATGAGCGGTTGGCCGAGATCGAGCGGCGTGGCGGCGCTGATGTGGTCACCGACGAGAAGATGGCGCGCATCGACACGGCACTGGATGAGCAGAAGCGGACGCTGGACGCGTTGCTGGTCAAACGCGCCCGTCCGGATCTCGGACGCGGCGGGGTTCAGCCAAGTGCCGTGCGCCAGGCCTTTGATGCCTATGTCCGGCGCGGCGATGAGGCCGGGCTGCGCCAGGCTGAACTGAAAGCCATGTCGGCGGGCAGCGATGCTGATGGCGGCTACCTGGTGCCCGACGAGCTCGACAGCGAAATCGGCCGGCGGCTGTCAGAACTCTCACCGGTCCGCTCAATCTCGACGGTACGGCAGGTCTCGGGCGCGGTGCTGAAAAAGCCCTTTGCGCTCGATGGCATGGCCACCGGTTGGGTTGGCGAGACCGACGCACGGCCACAGACGGCAGCGCCGCAACTGGCCGAGCTGCAGTTTCCAACCATGGAACTCTACGCCATGCCGGCCGCCACCGCCTCGTTGATCGAGGACGGCGCGCTCGACATCGAGGGCTGGATAGCAGCTGAAGTGGAAGCCGCCTTCGCCGAGCAAGAGGGAGCGGCTTTTGTTTCGGGTGACGGGGTCAACAAACCGCGCGGTTTTCTCGATTATCCCAGTGTCGATGACGGCAGCTGGAACTGGGGCAATCTCGGCCATATCGCCACGGGGGCTGCCGGGGCCTTTGGCGCTGATCCCTCCGACCGGCTGGTCGAGCTGATTTATGCGCTCAAAGCCGGACACCGGCAGAACGGGCGGTTCGTGATGAACCGCAAGACCCAGGCCCAGATCCGCAAGTTCAAGGATACCGACGGCAATTATCTCTGGATGCCACCGGCGGGTGCCGGGCAGGCCGCATCGCTGATGGGCTTCCCGGTGGTCGAGGCCGAGGACATGCCCGACGTCGCCGCCAATGCGTTGTCGATCGCCTTCGGTGATTTCCGCCGCGGCTATCTGGTGGTTGACCGCACCGGTGTGCGCATCCTGCGTGATCCCTACTCGGCCAAGCCGTATGTGCTGTTTTACACCACCAAGCGTGTGGGCGGCGGGGTGCAGAATTTCGAGGCGATCAAGCTTCTGAAATTCGCCGCCTGACGGGTCGTCTGTTCCGCCAGAACTCACTCTCTCCCGGCATCCGGGGGAGGGAAACGCCCTCGACACATTCACTCCCGGAGACTGCCATGACCTTGATCCAGACCGATCCGCCGCTGGCGGAACCGGTGACGCTTGCAGAGTTGAAAGCGCATTTGCGTATTGACGTTGGTGATGAAGACGAACTGCTTGAAGGCTTGATCCGTGTGGCACGAGCGCATCTGGAAGCTGTCACTGGCGTGGCTTTGTTGAGTCAGGGTTTTCGACTGTTTCTCGACGATTGGCCGCGCGGTGAGGTGATTCAGTTGATGAGAACGCCGGTTCAAACCATTGATGCGATTCTGGTTTATGACGCCGACGGTGTGGCGCAGGATCAGGATTTAACCGGCATGCTGCTCGACGCCACAGCGCGGCCGGCGCGGCTGGTGGTCCGGGAACGGCAAAGGCCGAGCCAGCCGATCAACGGCATTGAGATTGAGTTTACCGCAGGCTTCGGCTCGGCAACCGAAGTGCCGCCTGAACTCAAACGGGCGATCTTGATCCATGCCGCCCATCTCTATGAATTCCGAGGCGCTGTGACACCCGACATGCAACCTGCGGCCATTCCTGCAGGTTACGACCGGCTGATCGCGCCTTGGCAAAGGCGGGCTCTGTGATGAGCGCAGTGTTCGTCGATCCGGGGCGGCTGAGCGCCAGGCTGGAGCTGGAAACCTCAGCTGATGTGCCCGACGGGCAGGGTGGTCTGCTGGAGAGCTGGACGGCGCTCGCAGAGCTTTGGGGACGGATTGAGCCGTTGCGCTCCAAAGCTGGCGAAGTAGCTGACGCCGCGACGGCGCCAATCACGCACCGTGTCACCATCCGCTATCGCGACGATGTCCGGCACGCCATGCGCTTTGTGCACCGGGGCCGCATTCTGGTCATTCGCAGTTTGCGTGATCCTGATGAAACCCGCCGTTATCTGATCTGCGACTGCGAGGAGAACCAGCCATGAGCGCCAATGCATTGCAGGTGGCTGTGGTCGACCGTCTGGCAGCAGATCCGGACGTGCTCGCCATCATCGGGGCTGGCCGGGTTTTCGACCGACTGATCACTCGCGCCGAACCGCCCTACCTGGTGATGGGCGAGGCCACGACAACTGATTTCTCTACTGGTGACGATGTTGCGAGCCAGCACCGGTTCGAGATCGAGGCCTGGACCAAACAGAATGGCCGCAAGCAGGCTGTCGAGCTGGCCGAAGCGGTGCGTGCAGCACTCCATGACGCCGATCTGACGCTTGACGGCGCGGTGCTGATCAATCTGCGACACGAAAGAACAGTGAGCCGTCGTGCGCCCAAGACCGGGCTGCATGTGGCGCGGCTCAGGTTCCGTGCTGTGACCGAGCCATGATCCCGGCCCGAGTCGATATTCCAAACCAAGAGCTTGAAAGGACATCTCCATGACGGCCCAGAAAGGCAAGGACCTGCTGATCAAGATCGATGATGGCGGGGGATTTGTGAGTATCGCCGGACTGCGTGCGCGGCGGTTGGCGTTCAATGCGCAAGCCGTAGATATCACCGACGCTGAATCCGCCGGGCGCTGGCGTGAGCTGCTCGGTGGCGCAGGGGTGCAGCGCGCCTCGCTGTCGGGCGGCGGGCTGTTTAAGGATCAGGCCAGCGATGCGCTGACGCGAACGGTGTTTTTCGCCAGCGAGATCCGCGACTGGCAGGTTGCAATCCCTGATTTCGGCACCGTGACCGGACCGTTCCAGATCGTGGCGCTTGAATATTCAGGCCGCCACGATGGCGAGATGACCTTCGAGATCGCGCTGGAATCGGCTGGTGCCCTCAGCTTCGCGGCGCTGTGAGGCGCCGATGACCGTTCACCCCAACCGCCGCCGCGGCGAGATTGCGGCAAAGTTTGATGGCGAAACCCGGCTGCTGTGCCTGACGCTTGGCGCGCTGGCGGAGCTCGAAAGTGCCTTTGGCGTTGCCAATCTGGCCGATCTCGCCGACCGGTTTGAGGCGGGCCAGCTGTCAGCCCGCGACATCATCCGCATCGTTGGCGCGGGGCTTCGCGGAGCAGGCAACCGGCTGAGCGACGAGGACGTGACCGCGATGTCGACCGAAGGCGGCGCTGCCGGTTTCGCCCGGATCGCCACGGAGCTTCTCTGGGTAAGCTTTGGCGGTGCGGAGGCAGATCAAACTTCAGCCAAGGTTTCAAATCGGGAGGGCGAGGTTCCGGATCATCCGGAAACCCTTCCGGGCCGCAGGCGGTGACGAGGTGACGGTGCCGGACCGGACGTTTTTCCCCTGGGCGTCCGTGATCCGCTTCGGCCTCGGCCACCTGCGGCTACCCCCTGATGCGTTCTGGCGATTGAGCCTAGTCGAACTGGTCGCGCTGATTGGCGCGGCTGATGCCACGGCAATGACAAACCGGCATGGGTTGCAAGCGCTGATGGCTCTGTTCCCCGACACCGGCAACGACAAGGAGCCTGAAGATGCCTGATGAGCCGAATGTGAATGTCAATGTCGAGTTGGATCTCAATGGCGCTGACCGCGCGCTCGATGAACTCCGGCTGAAAGCCGATGCCTTTGGCGGGGCACTGTCAGGTGCCTTGAAATCGGCAACAGTGGAGGGCCGAACCCTTGACGACGTGTTGCGCAGCCTGGGCAGCCGTATGGTCGGCATCGCGCTTGATGCGGGCCTGAAACCGCTGGACCAGCTGATCAGCAGCTCGATTGCCGGGCTGTCGGGCAATCTGGGGCAGCTGTTGCCGTTCGCCAACGGAGGTGTGCCGGGACGCGTGAACGCTTTTGCCGACGGTGGTGTCGTGGGCGGGCCTTCGTATTTTCCGATGCAGGGCGGTGATGTCGGGCTGATGGGGGAGGCGGGGGCCGAGGCGATAATGCCGCTGCAGCGAGGAGCCGACGGCAGGCTCGGCGTCGCCTCGGGCGGTGGTGCGTCGCCGGTTCAGGTGACGTTCAATGTGACAACGCCGGATGCGGCAAGTTTTGCGAAATCCGAGGCTCAGGTCTCGGCCATGCTGGCCCGCGCGGTCGGCCGTGGCCGCCGTGGGTTGTGAAACGGGAGACGAAGTATGACCAATGGCTTTCATGACGTGCAATTTCCGCTGCGGCTGTCGCTGGGCGCCAGCGGCGGGCCCGGACGGCGCACCGACATTGTGGCGCTGTCCAATGGCGGAGAAACCCGTAATACGCGCTGGGCCGATGCGCGGCGGCGCTATGACGCGGGAACCGGCTTGCGCGGTCTTGATGATCTTTACCAGCTGACCGCGTTTTTCGAGGCACGGCGCGGCCAGCTTTACGGCTTCCGTTTTCGCGATCCGGTCGATCATGCCTCGGTGCCGCCGGGACAGACGGTTACGGCGATTGATCAGCTAATCGGAACCGGCGACGGGGTTCAAACGCTGTTTGAACTGATCAAGACCTACACTGACGCGGGCGGCGCCACCGTGCGCCGGATTGAAAAACCGGTCGAGGCCACCGTGATGCTGGCTGTCGACGGGCTGGTTCTGCAGGCTGGCGACTTCTCGGTAGATGCAGCCACTGGGCTGGTGACGATCGCGCCCGGTTCGGTTCCCGCGCCCGGCGTGGTCGTGACCGCCGGTTATGAATTCGACATTCCGGTGCGCTTTGACACCGACCGCATCGAAATCAGCCTCGCGGCGTTCAAGGCGGGCTCTGTCCCGACCGTGCCATTGGTGGAAATCAAACCATGAGGGATTTACCGGCCGCGCTGGCGGCGCATCTTGGGCAGACTTCGACGACGACATGCCATGCCTGGCGGCTGACCCGGACCGATGGTCTGGTATTGGGCTTCACCGAGCATGACCATGATCTCGAATTCGATGGCATGGTGTTTTCCGCCGCCACCGGATTTCGCGCCAGCGAGGTGGAAACCGGATTGGGGCTTGAGGCGGATGCGGCCAATGTGGCGGGCGCTTTTTCCGATGCGGCGATCAGCACCGACGATCTGGCGCTGGGGCGTTATGACGGAGCGCGGGTCGAGACATTTCTGGTCAATTGGCAAAGCCCCGGCGACCATGTGTTGCTGTCGACCCGGGAACTGGGCGAGGTGCGCACCGCAGGCCTTGCCTTCACGGTTGAATTGCGCAGCCTGGCGGCCCGGCTCGACCAGCCGCAGGGGCGACTCTATGGCAGCCGCTGCGACGCCGATCTGGGGGACGCACGCTGCAGCAAGGATATCTCGGCAGCACCGTTCAGGCTGACCGGGAGCATCATCGAGGTGAGCGACGAGATGACATTGATCGTCAGCGGTCTTGGTGACCAGCCCGCCGGTTGGTTTGGCAATGGTCGCATCAGCTTCTCGACCGGGCTGCTTGCCGGATTGTCCGCAGACATCTCAAGCCATTCCGTTGAGGCAGGCGGCGCGCGGCTTGCGCTGTGGTCGCCGCTGGCGCGGCTGCCCGCGCTGGGCGATCAGATGGAGGTGTCGGCGGGGTGCGACAAGTCGTTCGAAACCTGTTCAGCCAAGTTCGCCAACGGACTCAATTTTCAGGGCTTTCCCTATCTGCCGGGCAGTGATTTTGCCTATGGCTACGCCGATGCCGACACGGTCCATGATGGCAGGCCAATCGTGCCATGA